CGCCAGTGATCGCCGGGACACATCGCCACCGTCTGCGAATAGGCCGACAGGCACGCCTCGACCATTGCCGAGTTGTCGCCGCTGGTCGGGTCAATTCCTGACTGCCAGAAATTCCACGGCGAACCGGCAGGCAGCCAGCCGCCTGTCACCGGCAGTTGATATGGACCGGGGCGAACTTCGCCCTCCCCCTTGGTGAGGAGAGGGCGAAAGATCCGCTGGAGGAAGTTGGCCAACGATCAGCTCGCTTTGGGCGGCGTCGCTGGATGCTGCTGCGGTGTAGCAGTGCGGGTCTGGTAGTTGCCACCCGCTGGCTTCTCCGCCTCCGACTGCTTCTTCTTGGTACCCTCGGCGTAGTGCTGAGTGTCACCCTCCACCCACCCGCTGTCACCGGGCGGCACGAGATCGCCGCCGCCGCCCGCCGCGACCTTGGCCGCGTCGTTTTCTTCCTGCGTCGGCGTCGGATCTTCGTGATCGTAGGCCTTGGCGACGCGCTCCTGTACTTCCGTTGCCGATTTCGAGGCGCGCTCCTTGGCGTCCTTCTGCCGGTTGGCCTCATCCTGCGTCGTGTTCTTTTCCTTTTCGTCTGCCATTTCGTCGTCTCCTGTTACTGGGGAAAGTTAGAACCAGCGCGCGAGCGCGCTGGTATCGGTCTTAATGACCTACCAAGTCACACCCGCGACCCACGCGACGACGCCAACGCGGCGGATCGCCCAGTTCATCGGCAGGATCAGACGAAGCGCCAGACTGTCGGTCTGGAACATCGACATCGCGGGAGTCGCCACGGTGCCGGGCGTGCCAGCGGTGCCGATGTGCTGCGGGCTCGTGTCTTCCATGTGCAGCGTCGCGGTGTCGCTGATCTCGAAGCGGGGCGTGTCCCCGGTGATCGAGACGTAGTCAGCGGCGTCCATGCAGATCACGGTGCCAAGCGGCACGGTGCCGGATTTGATCACCGGGTAGCCCATCAAACGATCATTGTTGATGTCGGCCGCGAACGGGAACAGCCCGCCCGGCACCGGAGGCTGAATGAACCCGATACCCAGCGCTTGCTGCGGGTTCATGATGAAGACCAGCGAGCGAACATTGCCGTTGGTCGCCGTCAGCACCGCACCCGTGAGTCCCTTCAGGTCGCCGACGAGGGCATTGAAGCCACCGCCTGCGGTCGGGGTCAGGCCAGCGACGCCATTGCGCAGACCAGCCGGACGAATGCTCGTCGCCGGATTGGCATCGAGCAGGATGGTGTCGATGGAGATCTGCGTGTCTTCCTGAATCGCGTTGCGAAGCAGGCCTTCGATGGCGGGCACGGAATGCTCGTCCATCTCGCGGGTCCAAGTCGTGATGACCGCCATTTTCTTGGGGGTCAGCAACTGACTGGTGAACGCCGCCTGACGAACGGGGATCGGCGCGCCTTCACCGACGAACGATCCCGAAACGGTCGGGGTCGCGGAGCGCGTCGGCACGTTGATGCGGCCATTGCGCCCGAAGGTGAGCTTGAGGCCCATCGCCGACAGCTTCGGATACACCGACGACGGCAGCAGCGACGGCATCATGTCAGCATTGATCTGCTGCACGAGTTCAGCGGCCCAACCGACGACGTTGGTCATGGCAGGAGCCGACGCGGCCTTCAGCGTCAGATCGCAGACAATGCGCGTGGCTTCGTCATCGCCATAGATTTTCTGGCGAATCTGGTCCAGCGACTGACCGGCGAAATCGGCGCTCTTGGACAACGCGCGGACCGTACCGGCGCGGACCAAGAACTCAATCGGGTCGATCTTCTTCGGCGTGAACGAGAACGGACGAGCGCCGCCGCCGCTCTTGCTGGCGATGATGCGGACGTTGCCGTCGCCATCGCCACTGGTCTTCGCCAGCTTGGCCTCGGAGTCCTTCAGCGAAGCATAGAGCGCTTCCTGATCGGCAATCTTCTTGTTGAATTCCTTCGTGGTCTCAAGATCGGCATCGGTGACGTTCTCGTCGTCAACCGCTTCAAGGTGCGCGGTCAACTGATCGCGCAGCTCAACGAGCCGCTGTTCGGTCTGTTCGATTCTCTTGGTGAGGGGGGACATGATCCTGTTCTTTCGTACAGGAGGACTTTCGGCTTGCCCGCCGTTGAAACCGCGCTTCGCCTCGCTCCGGTCTTTTGTGTTGGCTTTCCCGCCAAAGACCATTGCCGTGGTGGACGCGGAGATGTTGAGCGATCTGGCGACCGCTAATGCATTCGGATTCGCCGGGATGGAGACGAGGCTCGTCTCGACCAGCTCGGTTTGCTTGAAGCGCAGCCCGCTGCCGCCCTTGGTCAGCGGCTCGGACTTCCTCGGCAGGAAGCCGACCGACACAGCGCGCAGGATGTTCTGCTCGACCAGCGAGATGATCTCGTTGATGCGGTCCGACGTGCCCTTGCGCGCGAGCTGCAGATGGCCGCGCAGCTTGCCGTCGCCGGTCCGCAGATTGACCCATTTGCCAATCGGGAAATTCGGATTGTGATTGAACAGCGCGACCGGGTTGTTCTTGAAATTTCCGAGATCCCAGCCATCGGCGTCGATCACGTCACCCATGCGGTCAGGCGTCGCATCCGACAGGATGAATTCCAGACCCTCGCCCGGCGTGACGTGCGTCTTGTGGACGACTTGCTTGGCGCTGCGCTCTTCCCACGCCAGCGCGCAGGCGTCTTCGTCGCCGGTCTCGCTGACACAGTCCTGCATGAATTCTGCTTGGTCGTCATAGTCGTCCGGCGAGACCGCCTTCAGCGCCTTGTCCTTGTTGCGCCAGATGTCGAGACAGATCGCGACCGCCTGATCCTGATCACGCTTCTTGCCGTCCGGTCCCATCATGTCGGGAACGCAACGTGCCGAGAAGTCAGATTGGCTCTCTCCGGGCTTCGGTTTCATGGGCATGACGAAAACCTCCGCGATTTCAGGGGCCAGCACCCCCGAAGATTCTTTGACTATTTGATGTAGGCCGTATTGACCTATAGGCCGGAATGACCTATGTATTCCCTGTCGGCGGATGGTCCGCCCCGGAAAAAGGAGTTTCTGATGTACGTCTCTGAGTTCGGTTCGCTCCGCGAGAAGATCGCGGCGGAGTCCTCGGCCCGGAAAGCCAAGGCCGTCGCGTTCGAAGCGGCGTTCGCCAAGGCCTCGGAGGCCGGTAAGGCGGCCGGTGAAGCGGCCAAGCCGCAGGCCATGATGGTGGTCGAGCCGTCCAATCCGTTCGCCAAGGGCTACAGCGTCCCGAAGGCGATGTGGCATGTGCCGGAAGGCGCGTGCGGGTTCGCGTGGGTCAACGTCTCGCCGGGCAACAGCCCGTTCGCGAACTGGCTCAAGAAGAACAAGCTGGCGCGGAAGGCCTACGGCGGCGGCGTCGATATTTGGATCTCGGACTTCGGTCAGAGCATCGACCGGAAGGAAGCCTGCGCCCAAGCGATGGCGCGCGTGCTGAAGGAAGAACTCGGCGTGAATGCCTACGCCTCCAGCCGGTTGGATTAACCGGCACCGGGCGGCTTCGGCCGCCCAGAAAGGAAAACAAGGTGGAGCACTTCATCGACGGGTTCGCGCTGACGCTGCTCTATCTGGTCCCCACCATCGTGTTGCTGCGTGTTTTGAAAATCTGACAGGAGAACGACGTGAAGAAGTTGAGCAAGAAGCAGATCGAGGCGGCCATCAATGCGCGGGTTCAGCGCGCGGTGTGCGGGTTCATCATCCCGATGATGTCGATCCCGAAGCTGTCGGCGTCGCTGAAGGCTGCGATTGCGGCTGGCGGATCTGACGCGGACCTAAAGGCCGTGGTTGCCGGTTTCCCCGGCGTGGTCGCGAGCAACTAAGGAGTAACGAACGTGGGTTGGCTGTTTTATCACAAGCCGAAAGGCATCAAGGCGGTGGACTCGATCATCGCCGGTTGCGGTCCGGAGTTTGCCAAGAAGATCGTGGCGTCGAGCGCGACGCGCGAGGCGGTGTTTCTGGTGGCTCAATTCCACGAGCCCGACAGCAAGGTCTATGTCCCCGACGAAAA